AGTTCAAGGAGCAATACTTGGTGCAAGTCAAATGTACAATAAGTCACCAATAGTTTCATGCTCTCCAGTTTCTTGGCAGTCATGGATTGGAAACGGTAGACTTAAAAAAGAAGAAAAACAAGCAATTAAAGATCTTCATGGAGAAGAAAAGTCTTATTCGTTTTATAAATCAAAAGAGAGAGAATTTAGAAAATTAAGAACTATAAAAAAGATAAACATGGAATTTGATCTTACAGTAAATGATGATGATGTTGCTGATGCTGTTGCTATAGGATGGTATGCATCAGAAAATTGGCATAAGTTAGTAGATCAGCCTCATAATCTTGACAAGGGAAATAGGAAATGATAAAATGAAGTTATATACAAGTGAAGCCTGGCTTAAGAAAAGGTATCAAGTTGACAAGAAAAGTCCTGAGCAAATTGCTAAAGAATGCGGAGCATCTGTTGAAACTATATACGTATATCTTGCCAAGTTTGGTCTTAGAAAGTCAAAAAGGTAAATATGGCAGATTATAAGTATCCAGATTTTGAAAAACAACTTGAAGATCGTATGAAGTTTATTCGTGATATCTCAACCCAAGCACCTGCTGGTAGAAAGATATTAGATGAATGTCTTGATATAGCAGAATTACTTATTAAAAAGAATAACTCTTATGGTAGTTCATATAGTCATCCTATTAACATATTCAGTAAATCTACCCCAAAAGAACAAATTTATATCCGTATTGATGATAAACTTAATAGAATACACAAAGGTAAAGAGTATGCATCTGAAGATACTATTTTAGATCTTATTGGCTACCTTGTATTATTAAGGACATTAGATGAGCGAGAATGATTTAGTTAAACACTTAGACTTGGTTAACCAGGTTGCTGCAGAGTATCTTAAAGGATATGATGCTTCTCAAATTGCTAAAGAGTTAGACATTCCTCGTCAAAAGGTCATGGCACTTCTTAATGACTGGCGTTCTATGATTTCTAATAATCAAGCCATTCATATGAGAGCAAAGGAAGCATTGGCAGGTGCTGATCAACACTACTCATCTTTAATTAAAAAAACTTATGAAGTTATTGATGCTGCAGATTCTACTGCAAATCTTACAGCAAAGACAACCGCTATCAAACTGATAGCAGATATTGAAAGCAAAAGACTTGAAATGCTGCAAAAAGCAGGGTTGCTAGATAATAAAGAAATAGCAGAACAAATTATTGAAATGGAAAGAAAGCAAAGTGTTCTTATTGGAATATTAAAAGAGATAGCAACAAAGCACCCAGAAATTCGTGAAGAAATAATGCGTAGACTATCTGAAGTACAAACAGAGGTGATAGTAATTGACAACGATTGATTTTAGTGAATTTATAGAAGCACTGGATGAAAGTCCTTTTGAGGAAATGCCAGTAGATGTTAAAACATTTGTAAGAAGTAAAGATTATTTAAACATGCCAGAATTATCTGAATATCAATATACTCTTGTAGAATGTATGAGTCAAATATATAAACAAGAAGATGTTGAGAGATGGCTTGGAAAACAAAAGGGTGACGAACACTATAGAAAGTATACTAAGTCTGAAGTTATTCTTATGTGTGGCAAGGGTAGTGGGAAAGACCATACTTCTACTATTGGCTGTGCTTATATTGTTTATAAACTACTTTGCCTTAAAGACCCATCAAGATATTTTGGAAAGCCTTCCAATGATGCAATAGATCTTATTAACGTAGCAGTTAACGCACAACAAGCAAAGAATGTTTTTTTTAAAGGCTTTAAATCTAAGATAGAAGGATCACCTTGGTTTGCTGGTAAATATAAAGAGCCTAAGATAGATAGCATAGAGTTTAATAAATCAATAACTGTTTATTCAGGTCACTCTGAAAGAGAATCAGCAGAAGGTTTAAACTTAATGCTTGCAGTTCTTGATGAAATTTCTGGATTTGCAATGGAGAACGCTGGAGGAAATGATCAAGGAAAAACTGCTGATAACTTATACAAAGCATTTCGTGGATCAGTAGACTCTAGATTTCCAGACTATGGAAAAGTTATTTTACTTTCCTTTCCTAGATTTAAAGGAGACTTTATATCTCAAAGGTATGATGATGTTGTTGCTGAAAAAGAAACAATAGTAAGAGAGCATGAGTTTATAATTAATCCAACATTGTCTGAAGATGATCCATCTAATAAGTTTACTATTGAGTGGGAAGAAGATAATATTTTATCTTATAAGTTCCCTGGAGTTTTTGCATTACGAAGACCAACTTGGGAAATGAATCCAACAAGAAAAATAGAAGATTTTAAGATAGCATTTTTTACAGACTCTTCAGATGCACTAATGCGTTTTGCTTGTATGCCAACAACTTCTTCAGATGCATTTTTTAAATCAAGAGAAAAGGTTGAAAGAGCATTGTCTTCTAGAAATCCTTTAGACACTAATAGAAGATTTGATTTAACTTTTAAACCAAAAGAAGATATAGAATATTTTGTTCATGCAGATCTTGCACAAAAACATGATAAATGTGCAGTGTCAATTGCTCATGTTGACAAGTGGGTAAGTGTTCAATCATTTAATGACTATGAGCAAATAGTTCCTTTTGTAGTAGTAGACGCTATTGCTTGGTGGGAGCCAAAGCGTGAAGGACCTGTAGATCTAAGTGAAGTTAAAAACTGGATTATAGATTTAAGAAGAAGTGGTTTTAACTTAGGCTTAGTAACATTTGATCGTTGGCAATCATTTGACATCCAGCAAGAATTAAAACAGGTAGGAATAAGAACTGAAACTTTATCTGTTGCTAAAAAACATTATGAGGATTTGTCTATGCTTATATATGAAGACAGAGTTATTGCACCACATATTGATATCTTATTAGAAGAGTTATTAGAATTAAGAATAATGAACAATAATAAGGTTGATCATCCTAGGAAAAAATCTAAAGACTTAGCAGATGCTATGTGTGGGTCTGTTTATAATGCTATAGTGCATGCTCAAAGAGATAGAGTAAAAGAAATAGATATTCATACGTGGTCAAGAGGAAGTATTGATAACGATACTGGACTGCCTAAAGACAAAATTCGTGGTAAGGAGTTGGACTGGGGTTCGGGGTATAGATTAATATGAGAGATATTAACGAAGAAGAATATCATAGATTAATAGAAAAACTACTTGAAATAGGGGTTTTAGAAATAACTGGATATGATTCTATATCTGATCAATTTACCTATAATATTACCCCTGAATGTGAAGAGTTGCTGCCAGAACTATGGCAAGAGCATTTTAAATTCATTAATGAATTAGCCTTTGAAATGTGGAATGAGGGTTTGATAGAGATGAATTTTAGTAAAGATGGGACTCCAATGGTTATGTTAAAGCCAGAAACGGTAGCCATAAAAAACTCTCTTCCAGACGATAAAAGATTTTTTATAGAAAACCTATTAAATAAACATAACACTGGTGATATAATTTAACTATGCCTTATGATATTAAAAGAAACTATGGTGGTTGCAGTGGTTATGCAGTCGTAGGTCCTGGTGGTACCAAGGGCTGTCATTCAACACGAGGCAAAGCCGTTGAACAACAAAGGGCTTTATATGCCGCTGAATCGCAAACCAAAAAATCAGACACTGGGATTATAACAAATCAAGATGTTCCACAACCATACCCACATTCAATAGAAGATTGTCCAGATTTAAAAAATTGTCCAGACCACATGGCTTCTTATGACGAAGAAGCAAATAAAAAAGCACCATGCTGGGACGGATATGTACAACGTGGTATGAAGCCAGGAGAGGGTGGAAGAATGGTTCCAAATTGTGTTCCTGTTGCAAAATTAAAAGATTGCTGTCCAGATATGATTAAAATGGAAAACCCACAAGAAGGAATGTTTGTAATGGGTCCTGGAAATGAGTACACAAAAGAACATTCACATGGAAAAATAGAACATGTTATGAGAGATGGAAGTCTTGGTCCAGGATCTAAGTTTGAAATACAAGCCACTATGGAAGATCCAGCGTTACTAATTAGAATTTATAAACAAACAGAAAATGGTTGGGAAGAAACAGATTTAATGACAGGATTTAAATCATCAGAAGCAACACTCGTTGGTAACGAACAAGATATGCAAGAGCATTCAATGGAAAAAGCAGATTCAGTTCGTATTGGACAAATGGTATCTTGGAACTCCAGTGGTGGAAGAGCAGAAGGAAAAGTAATTAGAATAATTAGAAGTGGAAAATATAAAGTTCCAGATAGTTCTTTTGAAATTAACGGAACAGAAGAAGATCCAGCAGTTGCAATTAGATTGTATCGTGATGGAGAGCCTACAGATACAATTGTTGGTCATAAAATGAAAACATTAACAGTTAAAAAATCAATGGAAGAAATTGATTTAGAAAAAAGATCATTAGAAGATTTAGACTTAAGGCCAACAGAATCGATGGCATCAAATGCTCGTAGAGGATTAGAATTAAGAAGAAAATTTGGCAGAGGCGGAACAGCAGTAGGAGTTGCTCGTGCAAGAGATTTATCAAACAGAAATCAATTAAGCCCAGATACAGTATTAAGAATGTATTCTTTCTTTTCTCGTCATGAAGTAGATAAAAAAGGTAAAGATTTTAACAACTCAGAAAGACCATCTAATGGAAAAATTGCTTGGCTTCTTTGGGGTGGAGATTC